CTCATAACCGGTTCTTTGGTCGGGGGCTGCCGCCAAGGAGACGCGATTCCTTATATCCTGCAAGAGCTCTTGCTGATTGATGGGTTTTGAGGCGGCGGCGTATTTCTCAACATATGCCTTAAATCCGGGTGCGCCACGCTCTATGGCGTTATCAAGCGCGTCTTTCACCTGCTTTAGTTGCGACTTAGCAAGGCGAAGGGCGGGTTTGTCGCCGTCAAATTTACCTTGCATGGCATCGTTTATATCTTGTCTGATTGCATAAAGTTCTTCTGGGTCTTTTACAGCACTAATTTTATCACGTGCCCACTTCATAGCCGAGCTTACTGCGTCGCGCTTGCCAACTGGAGACTTCATAATCGCTGCAATCTCGTCCAGTGGTTCCATGGGTAGAACGTTGCGTTTAGAACCGAAAGCAGTCTCACGCAATGGCGCTGTGTTTGCATCTCTTGCAGCTCTTTCTACAGCGGTTATATCCTTGTCACCCGCCAGAATATCAAACACGCGGTTGCGGGCTGCGTTCTGCTGGCTTTCAATGTCGGAAAATGGGTTAGCGCCCTGATTCCTGAACCCTCTCTGCAATCCCGCAATACCGGCGTCACCAGACGCTTCTGCGGTTGTCACGGGTGAGTTAGGGACGTATTGCTTGACGTTTTTGAGATTAGCTGCGGCAACGCTGGGGTTGTCAGCAGAATCGGCCAATATGCCACCAACGATTTGATTTCTGCCGCTTGTGGTAAACGGCTTAACGGCTTCTTTTCCCGCGCCGTATAAATCGCCTAATCCTCTAGCAGCGACTTGATAGCCCCCAACAGGAATGACCCCACCGACAATACCAGCAGCCAACTGAGCACCTGCACCACCACCAGCCTCCCTTGTTAATCCCGCCGAACCTGCCGCCCCGATAGCCGAGGCCGCTTGAGTTCCAAGATTGCTTGACAGCATGTCTCTAACATATTTTGGCGCGCCTGCAATCTTTGATATTGGAGCCCCGGAGCCTACCCCTACCAAGGCGCGAGAAACATCACCAACAACCCTCTCCGTTCCGCCTTGTGGATTCGGCAGCCCCGCGCTCGTCAATAGGTTGCTAACGGCTGCATTTTGTTCGGGAAAGTTAGTCCCTAAAACGGCATTAGAAGCCGCTGCGGGCAGGTTGGCAACGGTAGCAAACGGCGAAGCAATACCCTCCGCTACATATCTTGCGGTTAGCCCTGCTTGTCTGCCGAGCTCTTTTCCAATGGGTCTCGGAGCCGCATCCGGCACTTCAAATCGTGCAATTTTACCATCCGGCATCTGTATGCGAGCTATTGCCATTATTCGTAACCCAAGAATGTAGCCCCGGCAGGAAGTCCCTCAAGAATTTTTTGTATCTCGGGGCTTTCTTGCGTGCTTGGTTTTGTCTTAGTTGGAACTTTAATATTGGGGGCTATATATGCAGGCCCAGCGGAACGCTGCATTGCTTTCACCACTGCATCGCGGTTGGCTTTTTTCTGCGCTAGAACATTTTTATCATCGCCCACTTGCGGGAAATACTGTTGTGCGGCGTTTTCAAATTCGCTTTCTGCAATTACCGCCCCCGATTCACGACGCAGCTGGGCGTTGATAAAGTCACGCTGAGCTTGGTTAAACGAGCGATAATCGCTTCCCACCACGATATTGCCGATAAGCGGGATAGCGGCTAAAACCCGCTTTGTAGGGTCAGTTCCTGCCGATGTTTTCGCTTCAATAATGGGGTTCGATTCGGCCATCCTGTCAGCAAAGCCAGCGTTTTTAGATTCTGCATCGGTCATTTCATATTTTTTCTTCGAGTAATCGAGGCGCAGCTGTTGCTGTAATTTGGGGTTACCAGATGCCTTGGCAAATTCCTTTTCAAACGCTACGTCAAACTGATTGCCCTCTGGTGCTACCCCAATATCATTTAGAAAGTCGCCACTCCCGGGCGCTTGCTTTACGCCACCCATAACCTGATTGAATTCCGAACTTTGGGGTTTAGATTGCGTCATCACTGGGAAAGGGATTTTATCAAGGAGGCTTGGCTTCTGCATTGCATTGCCAGTATTAGGGTCAAATTGAACTCCGCCTGTTTTTGCATCAAGATAACGCATTCCTGCGGCTTCTTGTGGGGAAGGCTCGATTCCTTGTGCGGCCTTCAAAAACCCTGATTGCCCGAGCTTGTTAATATCAGGTTGCTGCGCCTTGGCTATCGCGGCTTGTGAAGCCATAATCTGCTGCGTCGCTAACTGCTTTTTCAGATTGAAAGCATCCTGCAACTGTTGCTGGTCAACAATTGTTTTCTGGCGTCCGAATACTCCCAAATCAACCGGCATACGCTGATGTCCCTAAGTTAAGCCTACGCAGCAACGCTTGAATGTCATCGCCGCCCTGTAAGGCTCCAGTGTTTGTGAATGAATCCCCGCCAAGCAAAGCCCCAAGCGCACCACTATAGAGGTTGCCCTTATTTGTCGCGGAATTCGCTCTAATGTTGCCCATGTCAGTATTGACTCCAGCATTAGCAAGCGCACCAGTCAGGCCAGTACCATAGCCCTGTAACGCCCGATTAAACGCCGTGTTATAGGTGTTGTCTGCCAAACCTTGGCCGAATTCCTGTAGCTCCTTCCCCGCACCGCCAGAGAAATAATTACCACTCGCAAGCTGGCGACGGTCAATTGCTTTTTGACCTTCTTGCAGATTGAACTGGTAACCCGGGTCTAGCGTCAAATCACCCGGTGCAAATCTAAAGCCACTAGCGTAAGGCGCAAGCAGTGCTTGGTTTGCTTCCGCGCCCGCTAAAAGCGCATCTTCTGCTTTATTGTTTGCGTTTCTGCCAAGTAACGCGCTAAGTATCGGCGTTGCATAATTTCGTGCCATTGAACCCACCCCTTCAAAAATACCACCTGAATTTTCACCTACGGCATTACCTGCCGTTGAGATTCCATCAAATACCGAGCCCGTATCAAAGCCCCCGATATTCGCATCGCCCAAAGTAAACCCTTCGGGAAGATTGCTGTAATTGTAAGACGACGCACCACCCCCAACCGAGGGGACCGAAGATGTAGTTGAGCCGCCCGTATCAATGCCAAATGATTTTAACGCATCGCCGCCGCTTTTGAACCCGCTCTGCAGTGCACTTCCTTGATACAGACTATCAAGGCCAGAACTTGCGGTGTCGAAAGCGCCAGAAGCTCCGGTGTAAACATCTTTCAATCCTGAGCCAGAGTAAATACCGTCAACTGCACTACTCCCTGCATTATACAAATCACCCAGCGCACCAGACGCGCCATCGTATAATCCCTGTAATGCGCTGCCTTGATAAGCACTGTCAACTGCACGGCCTAAAGCCGTGTCTGTTAGACCGCCAAGGCTACCGCTACCGGCCCCACCAAGTTGGCCGCCGACATAAGCGCCGCCCCCAGCTACCGCTGCGCTTTTAAGGGAGCGCCCGATATTGCCCGTTTCGCCCAGCCTTTTAGTCCCCTCATACGCTGCAAGGCCAACCGGCCCCGTAGTAGCTGTTACAAGGGCGGGGACAATGAATTCGCCACCGGGCACGTTTTTCTCAACAAACCTACCGCCAGTAGTTGCTAATTTAGCCACGGGCTTCACTACGTTTTTAATTACGGAGCCGACGGCTTTCTTTAACTTCTTTAAAAAGAATTCTGGGTAACCGGTTTCTGAATTGATTTTATTCGCAGGGTCACCAACCGTAAACTCTGCCAAGTCCGCACCATTGGACTCAAAAATTCCCTTGATATATTGCAAAACTTCCGGGTCATCAAGAAACGCCCTTGGAATGACAACTTCGCCAAGCGACAAATGCCCCATGACGGTATCAGTGCCGCGCCCAGCCTCAGCCAAATCCTCATCAGGGGATTCAACTTTCTCATCTTCTATTTCTTTGTCTTCCATAAATCCCCTACATAACATACATAAAAATTATACTGAATTCTAGCCTAGTTTTTCACTCTTCCGGTAATTGTTATCGGCACGGCTACTGTTGTCCATGTCGGCAAAAACAATGTTCTGCCGCTGGCTGTAATCACCCCAAAAGAAACTCCCGTTCCCGCTGCGACATTTGCCACTGAATCCGCCACTACGTTAAACGGCAACGCGCATGTAGTGACTCCAAGCGTGGAGCTGGTATTTGTTGCTGGGACTATCTTAATCGCAAAATCTGTAAATCCTGAGTTTTGATAGTAAACACCAGTAATAACCGGAGTGCCAACAACCGTTAAATTGACAATGGGCGGACTCCATGTCGTTCCAACATCGCCTCGGTCAAGCTCAGAAAAATACACAACCCATGCCGGACGGAGTTTCCCGCTTTCATCTAGGATTCTATCATTAATTGGTGCGATTGCTGAGGTCATGTGTTGAAACTTCCACCCGTTATTACGGTTTTAACCGCGTCAGTTACACGAACTCTGAATGTGCATTGTCTGTGTCTCCCCAGCCGCCAGAATACTACGCGGGAAAGGAATTCACCTATTTTTCCAAGGGCGGATTCATAATAAGTGTAAAATGTCCTGCCGCCGTCATTCGAGAGATAAAGCATCACCTTTGGGTCTGCCACTGAAGTATTACCAACGCCCGTCTCAAAATTTACGGTTAGGTTTTTAATCAGGAACGGATTCCCGTCATCAAAAATATGCGTAAAGATTCTATCTCTGGCAATCTCTTGCCCATCATCCGTATAATATGCAGCCGATTGATGGTAAACTTTTCCCGAGATTCTATCCAGCCCGAGAGTCCTGCCAAACGCATAAAACAAGGCATTTGTTAAAGGCAATTCATATTGGCCAAAACTATTAAGATAAGCCCACTCAAGCCATAATCTCGTTGATATATCATAAACCAGAGCCGTTTCCATGCCCCCGCCAGTGATGATATAAAATGTATGTCCGGCCTCCTGATACGCCACTGCTTTCAAGGTCGAAATTGACGGCGCAGATTGAAGCCGCAATTCTATTGCCTCAGTTGAAATTCTTTGCGGAGAATAACCATCGGCCCTATAAACAATTCCAGTGCCGTTTATGTCATTACCAACCCAAAATGCTGTATTGTCGAGTTCCAAAACAGTATTCGGCGCAGCGGCTCCAACCGAAAGCCGAGCAGAGCTATTAATTCTTTGGAATGGGAATGTAGCGTTTCCTGTATTGTTCCATGGCTCAATGGATTTATCGCCAAATAGCCATAACTGGCCGTAAATAACGGCAACGCGAAGCAAACTATCAGGGGACGACTCTGCTGTAGCAAAGTCTAACGCGGCCCATGTAAGACCATCAAAAGGAGCAGATATTTGAAATATGCCGCTCGTTAGCGACCGATTGACAATAAAATAACCATCGAGAAACGCGACACTAGCGGCGCTAGGCAAATTAGCACTAACCACACGTTGAAAAACATTGGTCGCATAAGTTAAGATATATAAATCAGTCCCGTCACAAATAGCTAACTGGAATCCATTTTCTGCAATGGTTATATCGCCCGCGCTGGCGAGCAAACTACCGCGTAAAGTTCCAGTGCCGGAAGATGACAATTCATAAAATTCAGACCCCGAGACCACAAATGCGCGGCCATTTGCCGCTAGGAACCCACCCCTGCCGGGGCCAGAACCCAATGTCGCAAATACCGCATTGCCGGGTCGAGCATACAATGAAGCGGGTTTTTTTCCTTGGCGGTCTAAAACAACGTACATATTGACGGTCCGCTCCGCATTGAAGGGGAGCGAAGATTGCTGCGAAGAACCCCCTACGACCCCAGCTTCCATATCATAAATCCCTTACGGTATTAGTCAGAATATCGTAACGAGTGGGGCCGCTGGTTTCCAAGGTGTTAATCTGCAGATTCTGCCTGTCGATGGATAGTTTGGAGGTAACGGCCAGAGTAGAAATGCTATCAGGTACTGGAATTTGATAACCCGCAGCTAATTCGATAAACAACCCGTATTTTAACGCCCTCTTGTATCCGGGCGGCAAGTCTAACACCGTGCTGAGTGATAGCGTTGCATTTGCGTTATTATCCCAGAACACAAGACTGTAATTTGAACCCGTGGGAATCGGTGTTACGTAAGCCACAATCAGAGGATTGGTCATGTTGAACCAAACCGCATAGGGAAACGTCCCCTGCATTCCCTTCACGGGAATATCTGCCCATTGCTGGTCAGTGAGCATCGTAATCGGTATGTCTTGCTGTTGTGATGGGGTTGCGGTGGTATTTCTCACAAATGCCGCATAAATATCGTCAGGGCGCGGAATATTCAAATCACCGCTAGGTCCTATGGTATAGGTCGCCTTATTCGCAACAAAGGGCAGAATATATTGAGTCGCCCCGTATAGCTTCTGGGGGTCGATATTCCACGATTCGATAAGGTCGTTTAGCTTAACCAGCGCCCCCGCGCTTTGTGAGGCCGTGGGGGTTTGCTGGTCAGCAATAACGCCCATGTCTAGTAACGTGTCAGTTATTAGATTGAGGGCTGTGTAAGCCATGACCCGCCTATGGTTTTGGTATAAGGAAGCCGGAGGAGTTGCCCCCTCCGACTCTTATCGCTCGGGCTTCTTACAGGCCTACGGTTACGTAGTTAAGGCCAGTGCGGTCAATCGCAATGAACTTAGTAACCTTGCGTGCCGTGGTAGCGACGCCAGCATTTACCGTGCCACTGTTGATGGTCCCGCCGACAGGGGGATACGTCAAAGGTGCGTTGGTAACCAGCTGCGGGTAGATAGCAATTTCTTGCCCGATGTAAGCAGCCGTCGGGAGGACAGTGCCGTTTGTAGCGGTGTTGTTGCTAATCAGCACGAAGGGTTGCTCGTTACCAATCTGCGCGCCGGTTGCTTGCGTTGTGCCTGCAGCCGCGATGGTGGTGACGTTGAAGGTAGTGCGAAGCGTATCCGGTTGGACATTATTCGCGTTCTGCAACAGCGAGGTTTTGTTAGTAGATGTAGCTACAGCCATGTTAAATACTCCTTAAATGTTTAATTAACCAAGAATCCGGCAAGCGATTTGCGGGTACGTCTCCAGCCATGCGTAAAGTACGTCAAAACGAACCACACGCTGGTTGTTCGTGATGTCGTAGCCTTCCTTCATGCTGATGGACAAACCGCTCATCTTATCGCTAACAACCGTGGACATAACGCCCATGTTGCTCGGTACTTTAGCAAGCGGAACCATAGCGAAGGTAAACGCATTCTTGTCATACAGAAGCGATTGAACCGATGTCGTGTTCGATGCACCAGAAGTAACGGTAATCGCAAGGTTATCAGCAAAGGTGTTGCCACCAGATGCGTTGATAACGTTTTGACGTGGGCCGCTAAGGATGATGCCATCCTCACCAATCGTGATGGTTGAGTTACCGGAACCGTCCGTGACCGTTTTAACAGCAACCACAAAGTTCTTCAGGCGGCCAGTCGAGAGGCCGGTCTGAGGATTGCGGTTGAACATGCCAGCGATGGTGAAAGTATCACCAACGTTAAGGGTCGTGGTGGTAGCAGTCCAGCCGTCAGTAACAATCGTGAAACCCGATTGGTTCGCGCCGTTGGTAAGCGGGGTTCCGCCGTAAACACCCGAGGTGAACGTTCCAGCAACTGGCTCGTCATAAAGCTCGAAGCCGTAACCGTTACCAAGCAGACCATCTGCGTAGGCAGCATTGACCGTGGAAACGGGGTTGAAGTAGTTTTTAACGCCCGTTGCGAAGTTCGCGTTCTGGAAACTGTTGAGCAAGCCAATGCGGTTACGGCCAATCAGCGCACCATTTGAAGTAATCAATGCACCAGCCGTTGCAATAACGTCAGGCGAGGTGATTGCCGTGCCGGGAGTACCGACAACGTTAGCTACTTTCAGTGCGAGGTTGAAACCATCGGCCTCAATTTTAGCTGACAGGGCCGAAGCTGCGCCATCAAGTACGCCATCAATCATGCCGTTTTGAACCGCATCATACGAGATTTGCAGGTCGAGCTGGCTTGCCGATACGTCAACGCCGAACATATTGAGGTTCGTGCTAACAGCGGGAACGATGGTCGATTGAACTTCCATGATTTCACCCGAGCGCACGTTAAACAACGGCGGCTTGGTGATGTTGATAATCCCAC